AAACCGTTTTGTGAGTAATAAACCCATGAGGTTGTAGATGATGCGGCTTGTACGCTCATTGATGCAGAAGCATCGCATATACCCATAAACAAAGGGCCGCTTGTTAGTGTAACTTCCCAATACCATTTGCCTGAAGTAACGCCAATAGTTCCACTAGCTGCGGGGTTGCCTGTTGAAGAAAACGTCAAGTTTGCGTTGCTAAGTGTTAAAGCGTTTCGTAACGGATTTAACACAGCAAAGTTAGCCGCAGTCGCAGACGTCAACGTAGGCACATCCGTCATGGAGTCATACGTCACGCCAGCCGTGATGGAGATGTTGTTAGTCGTCCAGTAATTGCCGTTGCCGCTAAAGTCTTTACCCAAGCCTACGTTTGATGATGTAGTCAGCGAGCTATTGTCTGTGAACGGCAGATAGAAACCGTTTGTACCGTATGTGCCTGTGTACCGTGCGGGTTGCCATACGCCTGTGAGAGCGTTGGTTGAGCCGAATGATGATGGGGTTAGGGCTTGACCGTCGATGAAGTTGACTTCGGTTAGGTAGCCGTCAAGGTAATTGGTAGTAAAAACACCGCCTTTACCTATCGCATGACTTGATGCAGTATTTAATTGGGTATTGTAGTTTTGTGCGGGATAAGTTGTAGAAGAAAAAGCCGTAACTTGTGCGCCGTTTACATATAATTTAAAACGATTTGTAGACGTAGCTTGAGTTGTATCAATAGCAACAACAATGTGATACCAAGACGCTACATCACGAAATAATTGTGAAGTAGCAAAATATAATGATGCGTTATCATCGAATTGAAAGTTATCTGTATCCCCAAAATACATTAAAGAATATGGGGTTGATGTAGGTCTACTTGCCAACACTTGTTGAAACGCACCAAGTTGCCCACGTTTTACCCAAAAACTATATGTCCAAATTTTGTTGTTTGTTGGCGTTGAAAACGTCCGATTCAAATAAGCACTCGCACTCGCCCTAAACCGCAGCGAGCGTGTGAGGTTGTAGCCTGTGGATAACCCACTACCGGATTTAGATGCACTAAGCATTAGAACACCTATAGTCTATGTTGTATAAAGCGTAAGGCATCTTAATACCTTTTTTTAATCTGCTGCTTAATAATGTATATGGAATGTCAGCAATCCTAGACCACTCTGCAATCGTATGTTTTTCATCACCATATTCATATCTTGCATTGTTAGATTTGTTGTTTGCTTGTTCAATGTTCGTTGACCATTTGCAATTTTCAGGCGTGTAGTCACCGTCATAATCAATTCTATCAATTGAACAGCCGTATGGTTTTTCTCCCATATCAGCATAAAAATTTTCAAATGAATTTATCCAACGGTCACAAACTTTAATTCCACGACCACCGTATCTTGAATAATCAGGATTGTTTTTGCTATAACAACGTTTTTTTAATGCTAACCAAATGTTATGTTCTGAAGTATTAGTCATCTTGTGCTTAGAACGTCTTTGTCTAGTTGTTTCTACACGCAAACATCCACAAGATTTTGTATATCCAGTACGCAATGAAACACCTGCAATATGTGTTGTGTTTCCACAATCACATACACAATTCCAACCGTATTGTCTGCCTTTGTTAGCTCCACGGCTAACCACAGTCAAACGACCAAATCGTTGCGAGGTTATATCAATTGCTGCGCCCATTAGTAGTTTTGCCCATTCGTGATGCCATAGGTATTTGTGCCATCGCAAAAAAAACTGAATATATCAATTTTTCCTGTAGCACTTGTCGGTGTTGGTGTTGTACCACCTGCCCACTTGAGCGTACTACCACCCGCCCATGTCAACGTATCAGCAGCCGCATACGACACAATAATTGTAAAACTCTTACCCGCAACACTTGATGGCAGCGTTACAGTCGTTGCACCAGACGTTGTAATCTTTTGCAGCGTACCGTTTGTCAGCGCAACAGTTGTGTTGCCTGTAGCCGTATACAGCGTTTCAACGTAGTTGGTAACAGTCGGGTTAGTAAAACTTGCACCAGTAAGTGTTAAGTTACCAAGTGTTGTGGTCGTATTGCCAAGATAGACAGCCGTGTTACCGAGTGTGATGGCTGTCGCAAAGTTACTATCCAGTTGGGATAGCGGAATAGACGTTGTTGCCGTAGCAAAAGTATATGGGACAGCCATTTAGAACCTCACTCTTAATTCGTGTTCAAATTCAAATCCATTCACAGTAAACCCTGGGTTAGATGATGTTACTGTAATGCCAAGATATTTTCCATACTGCGACGCATCAGTCTTATATAACGCATAACCAATTTGACCCCAACCAATCGTTGCACTCGAATTATTCGTCCATGCAACAGTCTGCAAATTGTTGTTAATCCAAGTCACAAGGCTAGTCAAAATATACGGTGGGCTTGATCCTGACTCAGAATCAATTGTTGCGCTCATTGTGATCGAACTGGCGTTTGTAGCTGTTGCCTCAATCCCCATCTTTAATGCTTGCTTAGTGCGAATAGGATCACCCATTGGCAACAAAGCGGTTTGGATGCGACTGGTGATCGCAGCACTTGTACTTTGATATAGTTGATACAGCGTTGTGCCATCCGTACCAAATAACGTAATCTTGCCGCCTAGTGGGATAGATGTGATGTACGCTAAGTTATTGCCTTGAGAAGTCAAAAACCATTTTTTCTCAAAGAACACAGCCTGAATATAACGATAAGACTGCGTAAACACCGCGTCATAGTATCTAAAGTTAAATGCAGCACACAAAATGTTGTTAATTAACACTTGTCCGGCGTAAATCGGATATGTGAAGTCAATATTAGGGAATATGCCGTCTAGCGGGTCTGAGAGCTTAGACGTTGTTGATCCCACCAACGCATACACGCCATAGTCGTTCAAAAACAACACAGAACGGAAATACGGAAATATGGCGTATGGACGCTTAGAACCAACAGATGCCGACACGTTGGTGTTTGTAAACAACGTAATACCGTTGGTGTTCACATTAACGTTGGAAATCACGTTAATTGAGTCATCACCAAAGATATACAAAAAATTGTTCGCAGAAAGGATCTGTTGAATGTTTCCGTGCAAGGTTTCGTCTGTTAAGACAAAACTTCCCGCCGATACGCTTGTAAAGTCGGTGTATGAGTTTACTGCGCTGTAATAAATGGTTCTGCCGGCTGCAATCCACACTCGACCACTAAAAGACGCAATTCCAACGTTAGAATCACTATTAACAATGCCTTTAAGGACTGCGCCAGTCCCGCCGCCACCTGAAGCCGTAACAACTAAGTTTGCAGCGTTGGTGTAGCCTGAGCCTGGGTTTGTGATAATGACTTCAAGAATCTGACCGCCTTTAAGCACCGCAGTACCGGCAGCACCTGTTCCGCCCCCACCTGAGAACGTAATCACCGTATTGGCTGCATTTGTGTAACCCGTACCGCCCGATACCACGACAGCCGAGGCCGTGCCGGTTGCAAACGTAATCACACCCGCAATAGCCGTTGCACCTGATCCCCCACCGCCAGCAATCGTAACTGTTGGCACACTATTAGCGTAATATCCCGAACCACCGTCATTTAGTGATACAGTTTGTACAACGCCAGATAAGACTGTTGCTACGGCATTTGCTTGCGTGCCGTTTGTGTCATTTGGGGCGCTGATTGTGACAGTAGGAACGTTTGTATAGCCAGAACCACCGTTAGTCACAGCAATAATACCAACCGAGCCAATATTGACGACGTTGTTACCATCCCATGAGTAGTAACCCTTAGATGGATCAAGAATCAATAAGCGCTCATTCTTCCATTGCGCAACTTGCATACCAGCACCGCTAAAGGTACCGGCCGCAGCCATGTTACCTACAGCACCAGTTGTTGCGTTGTAATACTGTGCGCTACCGTCTGCTTGGAAAGCCACGGCATAGTCATTTAATTTAATGTTGGCAGAGGATAACGTTGTTGCGGTATTCGCCCACACAACCGTATTGCCGCTCGAGCTAACAGTAGAGTAATTTGGGATGACTTTAAGGTTTGCATAACCAATAGGCTGCACATTCTCAATCCAAGAAAACTCATCTTCTTTGATTGCAGTACGATTGGCTTGCGTATCAAGTCCTCGAAAGGTTTTGATAACTTGATACGACTTCTTTTGCTCTGCCGCAGCCATTTCTAATTGATATTGCTATAAAGAGATGGAATACGACGCGTAAAGACTGTGTTCAGCACAGACCTTGCGTGGTTCAAATACTCTTGCTTGTAAATCTCTGATTCACCAAACGATTGTTCGTAATACTTAGCCAAATACGCTGCGTAGAACTTTACACACGTTGTATACGGGTCTTGAATCG